CCCCGGCGGGGATGACTTCCCTTGCCGACGGTGACTATCTGGTCAAGCGCAACGACATCTTCTACCGCTGGGACCCGGAAGAGTTTGAGAACGAATACGAGGAGGCTTCGTGAAACCCGGAAGGTACACCTCCGTCCCGGTCACCATCGAGGCGATGCGGTGGACCGGGGAGAACAGCCGCGACGTCATCGACTGGATTGTCGACAACGGCGGGGCCGTGCAGTGGACGAGCGGTGAGCCGCAGGTGCTGGAAATCACCACCCTTGAAGGCGACATGAGCGTCTCCCTCGGCGGGTGGATCATTCTGGGCACCGAAGGCGAGTTTTATCCCTGCAAAGACTCCGTGTTCCGCCGCAGGTATCGGGAGGCGGAATGAGGCACCTGCGCCGCCCGATGAGGGGCACGCGGATTTTCGTCATCGCGCTGATGGTGTTCATCGTGCTGTCCCTGCTCTGGGGCTGCGGCTTCATGCTGAACAAGGGCTCCTGATGCCCCGGCCAACGCTCGGCCCCAGCGCCAAGTCCGAGGTCGTCTCCGTCCGGCTGACCAAGAACGAGGTTGCCGACCTCACCCGCCGTTTCGGCTCCCCGGCCAAGGGATTGCGTGCGCTGTATTCGGCATCGAAGACGAAGGAAAAGAGAAGTGACACTGGAAAACCACTACGTCATCCTGCCTAACCTCTCCCGCTTCCGCAGCTGGGCGAGGGAGAACATCAAGGAGGAGTGGCGCACCCGCGGGCACGGAGTGATCCTCACCGACACCAAGTGCTACCGGGCAATCATTCACCTGCACGATCTGCGCGGTGTCACTCTCACCGAGGAGACGCTGCACTGGGCCGATGGCTGGTACATGGGGCTGAACCCGCGGGCCGCGCTGGAACTGGAGCGCTATGTGCAGGTCTGCCTCGCCACGGGGGAGGCTGCCAAGTGAAAGCTGTTCGGTTCGCCAAGGGCGTCCAGCCCCTTCTGGTGCCGATCGACTCGGTGCACCAGCATCAGGCCAACCCCAACAACGGCGACCTCGATGCGCTGATTGAGTCCATTGAGGTCAACGGCTTCGTCACCGCCGTCACCGCCGACGCCAAGACCGGGAACATCATCGCGGGCAACCACCGCTATCAGGCGCTGCACGCCTTGGGCGCCACCCACATCCCGGTGATCTGGGTGGACCACATGGATGAGGGCGGCGCGGTCAGGTACATGATCGCGGACAACCGCACCGGCAAGCTCGCGGTGCTCGACGAGCAGGCGGTTGCATCCCTGCTGACCGAACTGAACAACACCGACCTCGGACTCGCCGGAACCGGCTACGACGAAACCTCCTACCAGAACCTCCTGCTGGCGATGTCCATGGACCCGGACATCCCGCAGGACCACGGCTTCGGCGCTGCCCCCTCGGGCATCTATCAGGTGGTCGTGGACTTCGAGAACGACCGGGACTCCCGGGACACCCTGTTCGCCGAACTCGCTGAGCGCTTCCCGGAGCAGGCAAGGATCGCGGACCTGTGAGGTACATGGGCGGCAAGACGCGGGTGGCCCCTCAACTGGCTGCGGTCATGCGCGCCAACAGGAACGGGGCCAGCTACTACGTCGAGCCGTTCCTCGGCGGAGGTTCGGTCGCCGCGCTGATGGCCCCGGAGTTCACCGAAGTGCACCTGTCCGACGCCAACGAATCCCTCATCATGCTCTGGAATGAGGTCATCAACGGCTGGGTGCCGCCGGGGTACATGTCCCGCACCCAGTGGGATGAACTGAAGGCCGCAGAGGAACCCTCGGCCATGAAGGCGCTCGCCGGATTCGGCGCGTCCTACGGAGCCAAGTGGTTCGCCGGGTACGCCAAGCACATTGATGGCCGCAACCCCGCAGCCGAGGCATCCCGTTCACTGCGGCTGAAGGCAAGGCGGTTCCGGCACGCCGACATCCGGCATCAGGACTACCTCGACGCCGGGAAGGTCATCGGTCCCGGCGCGCTGGTCTACTGCGACCCGCCGTATGAGAACACCACCGGCTACGGCGCTGTTGGTCGCTTCGACTCCGCGCAGTTCTGGGACACCGCCCGTGAATGGAGCGAACTCGGGGCGAGGGTGTTCGTCTCCGAGTACAGCGCACCGATGGACTGGGTGCCGGTGTGGAAGCTGCGGGTACAGGTGTCCATGGACGACAACCACAACACCGGACTGGAACAGTTGTTCACCTTTGGAAAGGAGGTCAGGCGTGGGTGAGAAGGAAGCGCGGATCATGACCGGGGCCAAGGCGTTCGCCAAGGCCGTCGAGAACGGCGAGGAACCCAACGCCGACCTCGTCGTCTCTGAGACGAACACCAAGGCCGAGTCCGCGGTGGCACTGCGCATCGCGGGCACCTCGTACACCAACATCGCCAAGGCGCTCGGTTATGTCTCGGCCACGAGGGCGCGGCTCGCGGTGGAACGGGTGCTGGCAGCTTCCGCCGACTCCCCGGAGGAGCGCGACCAGCAGCGGGTGCTCGCGGACAGGCGGCTGAACCGGCTGCTGCAGTCCGTCATGGGAAAGGCGGTCGACCCCACCGACCCTGACCATCTCGCCTACAACGCACGGGCACTGGCGATCACGGACAGGATCATGCGCCTGTGGGGCGTGGACGCGCCAACGCAGGTGCAGATCACGCCGACCGACGAGCATCTGCAGCAGTACGTGGCGCACATGATGGCGCTGGCCCGAAAGGAACCCGAGGCGGAGGAAGCAAACATCCTCGACGCCGAAGTGCTGGAGGAGGACTGATGGCGAACCCGAACCCCGACCTGCAGGGCTGGGCCGACCGCGACGAGGACCCGGAATGGATGGAGAACGCCCTCGCCCGGGTCCGGCACCGGCAGAAGAAAGTCAGCAGGATCACCACCGTGCGCAAGAACGGCACCTACATTTTCTACGACGACCCGTTCCGCGTGCTGCTCGATGAGGCTGCGAAGCGCCGGGGGATGGGGATGACCGCATACGTCCGCCGTGCCGCCGCGGCCTTCATCGCCCACGACCTCGGCGTGCCGTTCACAGAGGTGGTCAGGCATTCCGCCAAGCCCCAGTCCGTCGCGGAACGGAGGGTCAGCAGCGTCCGAACCCACGACGACGGCCTTGGAATGGGACCATGGCTGATAGAGGGCCTGAAGGATCTGCAGGGGGAGCGATGAGCGCCACTCCGGAGCTTGATGTCAACGAATGGCAGAACTGGGATCAAAAGTCCAAGGACAAGCTCCTCGCCATGGTGTCCCTCGCACAGAAGGACCGCAAGGTCTGGTACTGCACGCGGGGTCCCAGCTGCGATGGCCTCCCGCACGGGAAGTACGACTACAAGCACGCCCGCGGCGATCAGTGGCCCCCGTCCGATCCCGACTGGCTGGTCTGGCTGCAGCGCGGCGGTCGCGGTTCGGGCAAGACCCGCTGCGGCTCGGAGTGGATTCGCAAGATGAGCGAGTCCATTGCCTTCACCTCCATCATCGGCCCGACCCTCCCGCACGTGCGCGACGTGATGGTGGAAGGTGAATCGGGACTGCTCGCCGCCTTCGACAACGCCAAGGTCAACGCCCTCTGGGAACCCTCCAAGCGCCGGATCACCCTGCCCGGACGCGGACGGCACAGCGAGCACCGCATTCAGGCATTCACCGGCGAGGAACCCGACCGGCTCCGCGGCCCGAACCACGGCGCGGTGTGGCTGGATGAACCGGCCCACTATCCGATGATCGAAACGGTCTGGGACATGATGATGCTGGGCCTGCGCTACGGAAAGCGCCCCTTGGTGCTGTGCACGACCACGCCGCTGCCGATCAAATGGCTTAAGGACCTCATCGAGGAACCGACCACCCGCTCGGTCACGGTGTCCACCTATGCCAACCTCGACAACCTTGCCCCCACCTTCCGCAGGGTCATCCTCGAAAAGTACGAGGGCACCCGGATGGGCCGTCAGGAACTCCACGGCGAAGTGCTCGAAGACATCGAGGGTGCGCTGTGGACGTGGGAGATGATCGAGAACAACCGCCCCGTGAACACCGTGATCCGGCACGAGGACATGGACCGCATAGTCATCGCCATCGACCCCGCCGGTACGTCCTCAAAGAAGCGCGACGAAACCGGCATCGTCGTCATTGGCCGGAAGGACGAGAACTTCTATGTGCTCGCTGACCACTCCGGCCACTACACCCCCGACGGCTGGGCGGCGGAAGCGTGGCGGGCCTACGACCTGTATCAGGCCGACCTCATCGTCGCGGAGAAGAACTATGGCGGCGAGATGGTGCTCTCCACGCTGCGCACCAAGCGCAAGGACGGCAAAGTCGACCTCGTGCATTCCCGGCGCGGCAAGGTGCTGCGCGCCGAACCCGTCGTCGGTTTGTATGAGCAGGGGCGCGTGCACCACGTGAAGCTGCTCCCCGATCTGGAGCAGCAGATGACCGAATGGGTGCCGGACATGCAGGACTCGCCCGACCGCGTGGACGCACTGGTGCACGGCATCACCAAGCTCAACGACGGACTGGCTCCATCGGAAGTTGCCTCTCCCGGCGGGCGGAACCTTAAAGGTGAACCCTTACAGACCGTCCTCCGCAACAGGGGAGGCTTGTTCGGATACCGCCCGCGCGGCACCGACGCGACACCTGATGTTGACCCCAAGGCCACCGAACACGGAACGACAGGCGAGTAATCCCTGATAGGGCACGGTACGCTCGTACTCATGGTGGAGATTTTCGTCGTACTTGCGGCTGTCGCCGTCGGGACGCTCTCCATTGCACGCATTACCCGGCTCATTACACAGGATAGCTTTCCACCGTCGGTGTGGCTGCGCATGAGGTGGGACGAGTTGACCAACGACGGTCCATGGTCCGTCCTTGCCCACTGTCACTGGTGCATGTCCGTTTGGGTCACCATCCCCGTCGGTCTGTGGGGTTGGCTCTCGGCCCTGCATGTCTCATGGTGGGTTTTCAACGGCTGGCTGGCCATCGCCTATGTGGCGGCAATGGTGGTCGAACGGGATGAAGTGGAGTAGCCCAATGGCTCGCACCCGCAGGGAAGAAGCACCGCAGGCCAATTCTCTCGTCGCCTCAGCGGCACGGATCGGCAAGAGCGGGCAAAGGAACTACACCCGGATCGCCGAGTCGATCGTGTGGCAGCGCGAGGCGTGGCGGATGTATCACATCATCGGCGAGTTCCGGTATGCCTGCGACTTCATCGGCTCCATGCTCTCCAAGGCCGAACTGTTCGCCTCGGTGAAGAAGGCGGGCAAGCGCAAGCCGGTGAAGACCGGACCCGCCGTGGAAATCATGGAGTCCCTGTTCGTCGACGACGATGGCCGGGCGGAGATGCTGCGCCAAATCGGCATCCATATGTCCGTCGCGGGCGAGCTATACGTTGTCTCCTACCCCAACCCCGACCGTTTCGGAGACGCCGGGGATGTCTGGGAAATCGCCACCCCCTCGGAAATCAACAAGGTCGAGGGCGGCAAGTGGCGGGTGAACAACAAGGTCATCGACCTCGACCCCGATGACGTGCTCGTGATCCGAGTCTGGAGGCCGGACCCGGAGAAGCCGTGGCAGGCTATTTCCCCCGCGCAGGCGGTGCTGCCGATCCTCGGCGAAATCCATGGCCTCACCCAGCACGTTGCAGCGCAGATCGACTCCCGCCTTGCCGGTGCGGGCATCCTGCTCGTCCCTTCAGAGATGACCTTCCCCACCCCGCCGCCCGTCGAGGGTCAGGAGCAGCGGGTCGCCAACGACGCCGAAGGCCTGATGCGCGTGCTGGCCGAAGCGATGGAAGCCTCCATCGCCAACCGCGAGGACGCCTCGGCGCTGGTGCCCATCGTCATCAAGGCCCCCGCCGAGGCCATCGCCGCGATCAAGCACCTGACCTTCTGGACCGAACTGGACGAGCACGCCATCGCGCTGCGGAACGAAGCCATCCGCCGCCTTGCCCTTGGCATGGACATCCCGCCCGAAGTCCTCCAAGGGCTTTCCGAATCCAACCACTGGTCCGCATGGGCAGCCGACGAATCCACCATCAAGGCCCATGCCGAACCGCTGCTCAAACTGGTCACCACCGCGCTCGCCGCCGGTTACCTGCGCCCGCTGCTCTCGGATGAAAGCGGGGTCGACGCCTCCGCGTTGCGCAGCTTCTCCATCACGGCGGACACCTCCGAAATGAGGCTGCGGCCCAACCGCTCCAAGGAGGCCCTCGAACTGTACGACCGGGGCGAACTCAACGGCACCTCGCTGCGCCGCGAAACCGGCTTCGACGAGGACGACGCGCAGACCACCGAAGACCGCATCCTGTTCTACCTGCGCAAGGTGGCTTCCGGCTCCACCACTCCGGAACTGGTGCATGCCGCACTGCGTGAACTCGGGGTTGAACTTGAAGTGCCCGAGGCTGAGGCGGCAGAGGGCACCGAGGGTCGACCGGCTCCGTCCCTGCGGGAGCATCCGGTCACCGGGATACCCGACCCCGAGCGCTCGGAGCACCGAAAGGATGCCCGGGACCGCGGGGATGTCCCCTCGGCAAGGCCGGAGCAGCGCCGGGATGCCGCTGCCCTGATCGCCGCATCCGAACAGATTGTGGTCCGGGCGATGGAGCGTGCCGGGAACAAGCTGAAGAACAAGATGCAGGTGAAACCGACCTGCGCGGCGGTGGACATCTACAAGTTCGTCAAGAGCGAGGACACTGCCTTCCTGCTCGATGACGCTTGGACGCATGTGGCCGCCATTGCTGAGCGGCATCACATCCCGGCGGCATGGCTGGAGGGTGTGCTGGAAACCTACTGCACGCAGTTGCT